TTTAAAATTTGTTTTTAAAGTTGAGGTTTATATCGCGATATTCCTATATCTAAATATAACTTTTTCATCTTTTATTACTATAAATATACGACTATTTTTCCACATTACCAAATCTATTTTTGGAGGTTTTCAACCTTACGATTTAGGTAAAATATAGCTTTTTTGAGGTCTTCCAGTTCTTTTTGAGGGTCTTTTTTACCTGCTCTTGCAACATATTTAACTACATTGAATAGGTAAGCATCTTTGTCTAATCCCCACGCTTCACATACTTTAATTACTTCGTATGGGTTGTCTAATCCCCCATAATGTTGAGGGCCGTTCACCATTTCTTTTACTTCCATATTTGATACCATTTTTTCTTTTGTTTTTCGGGTGGTGTGAAAGGACTTGTATTGTCCCAAATATTTACTAATCCACCATATCTTACTTGCATCATCTGCATAAATAACTGATGATATTGTGGTGGTATTTTATCAAAGTCTGCCTTTATTTCAACATCTAATGATATACTCCTTCCTTCACCCGTCATTAATTTCAATTGGTCTTTCATTGACACAATTGTTGTTTGTTTCATTATTAGATGTTTTCCATCTCCAATATGAAATTCAGCTTCTTCTTTTTTCTTAGCTACCATAACTTATTTTTTACTATCCCAATACATTTGTCTAACTTTTTCTCCCAATTCGGAATTGTTAGGTGTATCTAATATTGTTCTACCTTCTATTGTTATTAAGTTTCTATTTTCACTCAAATAACATTCTCTACACAATTGTCCGGCTCCATCTACATAACCATATCTAAAATCGACATGAGTAGTTTTTAATGTTGTAGTTTCTTTACCACACATAATACACATTTCGTAAATACTTTGATTTTCCATATTATACTTTTTGTTTATTTAATTTATTTTGTAATTTAACAACCATTGCACATGATTCGTATTCCTCAAAATCAATAAGGATTTGTAATTGTTCTTCTAAAAGGTCTGTAAATTCTCTACTATCAATTGATAATGTAATAACAATAACTTCTTTGATTAAGACTTTTGCAAAATCAACTCTTTTCTTTTTAGTTCGTAAACCATATGCAACACCTTCTACGATTGCTTTTGCAAGTTCTCGTCTATTATTCTCAAAAATATCAGAAGGTTCGTCAGCAGTAATTTCTATTGGTTTAAATCTTTTTCTTATTGACATAAATCAAATATAAGAAAAATAATTTAATTTTCCAAATTTTGAGTATTAAAAGATTTAAATACTTTTGTAGGTATCATTTTGTATCCTGTATTAGATGTTGTTAGGATACAATTTCTAAATTCTTCCCAATCAATCATATAAGAATTGTCTAATTGTCCACCTGTTTTTGACTTAACTACTTCATTTAAAGCATTAATAGTGTATATTGAATTTGATTGTTTCTTTCTATGTACAAGAATAGTTTTCCAATCCGAAGGGATTGCATTAGAACCCTTTTCGACATTAAAAGTAATGAACGCTTCTTCGGGTCTTATCTTACTTTCTAAAATAAAAACATTTGGATTGGTTAGAGTATAATTGGTCAATATGAAATCAACTGACTTATCTAATTCCTCCTTTGTTGTAAAAAGGCAAAGTAGTTGTGTGTTCATTATGATAATTTATATTCTTTAGCTTTTAATGCAACTTGTGTTAATGCCTTATTCTTTGCACCTTCAGGTAAAATTTCATTCAATCTCTTAATTCTATCTATCACCTCTAATCTAATTTGTTTATCAGACATATCCAAATCTTCAAAATCATTCAATAATTCTTTACTCATAGAAGTTACAACATCAATTCTATCTTTTGGGTCTTTCCATTTTTTAAAATCAGTTGTACCATTCTTAAATGCCAATCCACCAAAACGAGATTGTGGCATTTCAAATGTAGGTGCAGAACCAATACCTCTTGTTCTAACTCTAGCTTCGAAAATTGGAATAATACTACCACCACCGATATCAATACCAACAGACATTACACCACCTTTGTCGGTAACTTTAATTTGTGAGTTAATCCTATCGTTTAATTGGTCTTTTAATTTAGCCTTTTTAGCAGGGTCTTTTTCATTTTCATACATTCCCATTTCTTTACCTATACCCAACAAACTAACCAAGTTTTCTTTTTTCATTTCAATTGCAGGTTCTTCACCATATACAACCATCAATCTATCCAAATGTTTATTTTCTGGGAAAAGAATATCGTCAATGTGTGTTTCTTTTCTAACAATTTCATCAACTACATGTTTATTCTTTGGATTAGTAAATTGTTCTTTGATGGCACTGGTCATCTCTTTATCCAATCCTCTTACATTTTTATAAATTTCTTTTATTTTTGGATTAGATGAAGTTTTGGCCATATCTGCCAAAATTTTAATATTGTCTCCCTTTGTTACATCTGATAATATACTTTCTGCAAAATCTCTAAATGTAAGTTTTGATAATGGTTTTCCTGTAAGTTTTTCTATACTTTGTAATCTATTTGATAATCCTTTTGCACCAAATCTACCTTCTGGATTTTTCTTCAAATCATTGAAATCTTCTTGGAAAGCTTCCATTGTTTTTGAATTTGTTGCCAATTTAGACAATTTACTCAATTCTTCGGTTCTTCTATTCTTATAATCATTTAATGTAGGTAGGTTTTGCATTCCCTTAGAAGTCAAACCATCCATCATATCACCCATACCACCACTAAATACGAATACACTCAAATCTTTTTTCAAAGATAATCCCAATCTACTACCATCTTTTAATTGCATGAAACAATCCGATGATGTACCATGTCCTTCACTACCTACAACAGCTCTACCTTCATCGGTATCCCAAGTAAATTCTTTAATATTTTTGAAATTGATATTTTCTTGGATATATGAAAGAGTACTAACTGCAGAATCTACCCATGCATCATCTAATAAAGTATCCGATTTACCTGCAACCTTTCTTAAATCTTTTTCTACTTCTGCAATTGCTTTATCAAACGAAACTCCTTTGTTAATCATTTCGGTTAATTTCTTACCACCATACACAACTGCACACTCTCCAGCTCTACTTGCAGCAGTTCCTGCACCAACTCCCAATTTAACTCCAGATTTTTTTGCCTTTTCTTTATCTGCAAGTTCTTGTGCTTTAGTTTTACTTAATGCTTTGATTACTTTATCGTTATCTTTTTGCATTAACTCTTTAACCTTTTTAGGGTCTGTTATCTTTTGTCCAGGTTTTGTATATGGATTTGTAGTTGAAATATTATCAGACTCACCATCCTCTACATCCGACTTAGTAGGTGTTGGTTTTTCTTTTTGTGGTTTTTCTTTTGTAGGTTTGTCAGGGAATACTTTTGCACCAGGACCTTTAACACCAAATGCATTAGTTGGTTGTTCTTCGTCTGGTTGTTTTGCAGTTTCCATATCACCATACTTACCTTTGTTTGCATTTAAGAATGCTTCCAAATCGGCCATTGCAGCCGAATGTGCCTTATCATTTTCTTTTCCGATATTTCCATATTGTATCGCAGTAGAAAATACTACCTCACCACCCTTATCATTTTTGTATTTTTTTCCTTTGTAAAATTCAATAGCAGCTTGTAATCCTGCGTCCTCTTTAGGAGCTTCATTCAAAGATGATTCAGTCAAATAAGAAAAATATACTCTTACTTTTTGAGCAATCTCATTTGCATCACTTATCTTATTCTCTCTTAGAATTTCTACTAATTTTGTAACTTGTTCCTCTTTTGTTAAATCAATGATACCGGTATTTACACGGTATTCTAATTCTTTAAGGATTTCTTGAAAATTTATTGACATTTTTGTTGTTTATTTTTAAAATGCAGAACTAATTAAATCGTAATCTTTTTTAGGTAATTCTTTTTGAGCTCTTTGTAAAAGATTATTAACTATTTCACCTCTTTCTTTTGCTTCAGAAGGTCTTAAATGTCCTCTATTATCGAGATATTTTTTAATTTGTTGTAATTTAGCTAAAGATTCTTTATCATTCATATAAATTGCCAATTCAACTGCGGCTGCAGAATGTTGGTTATCAGCTGTCATTTTACTTACTTTATCATTGAAAGCTTGTGCCGGATTATATGATTGTTGTTGATTAGAACCCGATTTATCTTTTGGAGTAAATTGTAATTCTTTATTAGCCGTCATTTTTAAGAATTGTTTCATTGGCCATTTTAATTCCTTTCCAGGAACTTTGTCATATGAAACATACATACTATCATCATCGTATCTTTGAACTGTAATCTTATCACCAGTCTTTTTGTTGGTAAATCCAGTACCCGGAGGTAATAAATCCGAAACTGTATCCAAAACATCTACACCACCATCAAAAACATCATTATCTTGTGGAGTTGGTTTCTTTTTTGCATTAGGGAAAACGGATGTTCCTTTTATATCTTTAGAATTCAATGAAGCTCTACCTGCAGTAGTTACTCTACCTGCAACTGTTACTTTTGTATCAGGTCTTAATTTATGTACTTTGTTGTATTGGTCGAATGCTCTCTGATTTGGAAAGTCGATTTCTTGTAATGGTATTAAGTCTACTAATTTCATTTGTATATAATTTTACTAATATAAATATAAGTTTTTATCCAATTACATTCAAATTGTTATAATTCTCACCTTCTTCGATTTTAACCGGAAAACCACCCTTCTCCATTATCTCTCTAATGTCGTTTAAAAGATTTTCTCTTTCAATAGGATGGGTGTCTATAAGAAAGGCATCATAGGTATAAAGTATCATTTTTGACATTCTCCCCTCCAAATACTCCAATACTTCACCAATCTTCATATAATTAATTTCAGTCTCCAATGATTGTAGTAAATAGTTGAATACCTTTTGTTCGTTTGCACCTTCGATTCTATCAAATGGTATTTCTCTTTTATATAAGAGTGTCGTAAGTTTTCCCGAAATGACGAACCTTTGGTATAATCCCTTAATGTACTTATCTACTAATTGGAAAAACTCAATCTCTCGAGCATTATCATCTAATCCCCCATAAAGATATGTAAAGGTTATTTTCTTTGCCGTCTCCAAATCACATCGGTAAAGGTTTGCAAGATGTTGGTGAGCCGTTGTACCTTCCGGAAATTGATATCCAACCATTTTCGCAATCAAACGAATGTGATAAGACTCATAGTCAAATTGAATTAAGGTTCCGTGTGGATGACGACTAATAAACATTTCTCTCGTTCTATCGGATTTGTTTAATGCAGAGTAGTTGACATTAAGATGCCTATTGGATGGCCTTCCCGTCGTAGTATATGGATTATACTGCGTGTAGACAATATCATTTTTGCGGATGTATTGCTCGTTGAAGTTAAAACTATCAATAAATTTTTCTCTAACGACCTTTACCCCAGCCCCTTCCAACCTTCCCAATGTTTGGATTGCTGATGTATATTTTCTATTCCATTCGTTTCTTGTACTGATATTTGGGATTGTCTTTAAAATTTCATACCATTTCATTAAAGGTACACAATCATTTAACTCTTTAAAGTCGTTTCTATACCCCCTATAAACCGATTCTACGACCTCATTAAAGATAAATGGTTTCCCATTCTCTTCAAAGTAAACCCACTCATAATCCAATCCTTGTGTGTTTAAATACCTATTGTCTAAAACTAATGTATTTACATGGACTATTTTGGATATATCAAACTTGTCTAATTTCTTTGCATCTATGTGATTAAAATTGATTATACCATCACTTCCATCACTTTGTCTAAAATATATAAAAGACAAACGACTTCCCAACGGATGTGCTCTATGAGAACTCCACACAGGAATTATAAGGTCAATATTTACATTACCCCCTAAAAACGAAAGTAGGGTATGTTTATCTTCAATTAGATTCATACCCTACAATATACTAAAAATATTTTGATTTACAAAATTTATTCTCCCCAATGTTTTTCACGTAATTCGTAAATGTCAATTGGTTCTCTTTTCATTTGGTTTCCTGGTCTAAAATATGCACCTTTCTTTAAATAACCACCTAAGAAGTTTCTTCTCATTCTTGTAGTATCTTTATTAGGGTCAGAACCATGCACAACATGTGAGTGTAATAATGCAACTTGTCCTTTTTTCAAATAACCTTCTACCTTACGGAAATCATGCCCTTCTGGCATTACACAACTAATACCCCTTTCACTTTTCCAGTTTGATGTATTTGTTGCTTTTCTTTCTTCGTTATCTTCCATTGGTAAAACAGGTAATCTATGTGAACCCTCATAGTTCCATACAGAACCATTTTCAGGGTCGTGATTATCTAATGCCAATGCAGTGTTGATAATCTCATTATGTCCACAACCAGTGTAGAATGCGTTTTGATGTTGGTCTCTACCCAATTCACCTTTTGGTTTGAAATATGCCCAAGTTTGCATTCCAACTATATCACCTTCCATTAAAAATTCCATTGCTTCAATTAACTTTGGATGTGCAAATAGTTTTTCTAACTTGTCCGATAATTTATGTGGATACATAAATGGTTCATACTCCTGCCATTTTTCAGGTTCAGCTGCATTTCTTTCTAAACGTAATCTATTTAATTCTTCGTTGATTTCATCAACTTCCGTTTCGGTAAGTAATTCTAATACCGTCCAACCTCTATATCTCCAATCAAATGTAATTTGTTGAATTTCTTCGGTAGATAAGTGTTTGTATTTTTTCATAACTTTAATTGTTTATATATTTTAAATATAGTAAAAATAATTTATAATACCAAATTATTTGTGAAATTGTAATAAGTTTGGTAAGTATAATGATATATTTCTTATTGTCTTAGAAGTCAAATTGATTATTTGTTTATTTGTAATTTCAACTCCAATATCCGACAATTCACCTTTTTGGTTATATACAGTTTCTTTTGGGCCCGTTATTCTCCATTTTAAATCTGCAACTTTCCAAAATGGATTATCTCTCAATTCATCATGTACTTCTTCGGATACTTCAAAAACAAAACCATTTGAATCATTTGTTTTTTGAATAAAATATCTTCTAATAAACCCATTATCATAGTCAAATTCGGTTGGAATTGGAATTACAGTTTTTGGAATTTGTAATGTAAAGTTTTCAATATTTTTTGCAATGTCTTTGTACATATTATTTTATTTAAACACCATATCTAAATTCACCTTCAATTTCAGTAGTCCATCCCTGGTCTGTGTTTATTACATTTTTAGTATTAGTTATTTGAAATTGTCCTAATTTATTATATTGTTCAGGTATACCATCTACTTTAAATGTTTCACCACAAGTTATGCCACTAATACCATCTATTGTCAAATTTACTTTTATCGGAGTTACTAATTCAAATCTACTTCTAACATCTTCCGTATTCAATCCAAGTTCCGTATTTATAAAACTATAATCTTCGTAAATCAATGTTCGTATATCTCCTTTTTTGAATTTAAATTTAGTTTGAAAATTATCATAAGATTTACGTTTTGCTTCTTTTTCGGCTTTTACCGTTTCTTCTATGTTCTTATCATCATCTTCATTGGTATTGGTATCTACCGGTGTTTTAATAAGTTGTTGATATTCTATCTCATTCAAAGAAAAATAACCATCAGCTGTTGAAAATGCAGAGTAATCTATACTTTGATATAATTCTGCAAATTGATTTATGCTATCTTTATTTTCTGATTTTCCTTCTTTTATTGCCTTTCTATTTGCTAAGAATTTAGATGAATTAAATATAGTTGCTGCAGCTACCTGGTCTGTTAGTTCAAAATTGAATTTGAAATCTCTAACATTTGAATTGATAGTAGTTGGTTTAAATCTATATTGTTTTCTAGCATCCAACTTTTCCGTATTTAGGGAATATAATTTGGTATCTATTACAGTTTGTTTTGCTCCCTCATATAAAGACCCAATTCTTAATTTAAATAAACCAAAAGAAGTTTTATTTATTCTATCCAATATATCAACTACAAAATCTATCGTTTTTGTATTTCTTTCCCAAGCTTCTCCGACAACTTTATAAGATACAAAAATATTTAATGCATTTCCAATTTTTAAATCCGTTAATGGTTGGCCTTCTTTATTTTTAATGTCTGGAATTTTAAGTATTATATTGTTGTTCAATGGGTCTGTGAATGATATTTCTTTGTTTGGAATTAAAGATAATTTATTATTACCAACACCAATACTACCATCTACTACACCAGATTTTGT